CTATAATGTAACACAAAAAAAGGGGGCTGTCAACCCCCTAAATGCATTTATTTGAATTTTATTTTCATCTCTTTGAGATATGGGTCACACCCCTTGTCTTCAAGTCGGTTTGCTAACCACATTTCAAATTCATCTTTGTCTGCGAATGTTCTTTTGAAGTGGTAGGATTTGAATGGTAACTCTCTATCAAATTCAACAACAACCTCTTGTGCATGTGCAGGACCGAATGTGAAAATTACTGTGCCTACTGCAATTGTCAAATATGCGATTAATGTTTTCATAGTGTTCTCCTTGCATATTAGTATATGCTTATATCGTGATATGTATAAGGAGTATACACGAAAAACACCAAAAAGTCTATACCCTATGTCTAAGACATACCATACATACACATCCAATACGCATCTACGATATCTGATACGGGGTTCTTGTCTCTTTTGCCACCGATGAGGTTTTCGATATCCCATCCTGTGCTTGCTTCAAAGCATTCGTACATTCGTTCTTTGTTTGAGTTGCCCTTGCCTGTCGCAAACTTCTTCACTGAAGTCGGTGCTGGAGTATCAAACTTGATGTGGTTCTTCCAGAGTTTGTATTTGAGTAGACCAGTGTTTTCAGCAATGTGAAATACTTTACCCTTTGAACCCATAGAGTAGCCTTCGATAGTTACATGCATGGGTGTGTTGAGACCTGTATCACTTGGACATGATTTGAGGATGCAAGAAAGCACCCAATCAGAAATCTTATCGAATCTCTGTTCAGGTGTTGTCCAATCTGGATAGATGTGACCAGTTATGAAGCCGTTTTGAAATACGCCCTCATATTTTTTGTTTGGTGCTAAGTAGTGGAACTTAAAGTTGTTTGGGTCATGCAAAACCCCACCACTATAAATGCATAGGGCGGGGCATGTCATGCTGTAATCAATACCAACGTGTATCATTATTATAGTCCATATTATGTTATACGAACTATATATGATACTTTTATTCTTCTAGGTATTCATCATCACTTGATTGGTCGAAAATTGCAATGTCTTCCCATCGTTTACCAGATTCAGTCGAAACCTCTTCTGAACAGAACGGGCAAAAGTCTGGTTTATAATCCACTTCATCGCTGTCGTACCTCATCACATAATCAGAACCACAACTTTCGCATGTGTATTCTATTACTTCTATTGTCATTATAGACTGATTCCTTTAAATGTTTCTTTGTCAACGTCTTGCTTCACGCCACCAATCACATAGGAAGAAATTTCAGTTTCCTGCGGCGCAACTTGAACGCTGGCACCAGAAATCCATTTCTGCGTCCACGGTAGTGGGTTTGCTTGAGACACCTTGTATGGAGAGGGAAGACCAACAGATTGCATTCTACGAGCGCCAATCCATTCAATGTATTGTGATAGTAGTTCTTTGTTCAAACCAATCATACTACCATCTTTGAATAGATACTCTGCCCATGCTTTCTCTTGTTCTACTGCATCAGTAAACATTTTGATGCACTCATCCTGACACTCTTTGGCAATACTATCAAAGTCTGGGTCATCTTTAAGAATAGACTTCAGAATTTGCTGTGTTGATGCTAGGTGCAAGTTTTCATCACGGGCGATAAACTTAATAATCTTCGCATTGCCTTCCATCTTTTTGAGTTCAGCAAACGCCCAAGAACAAGCAAATGAAACGTAGAAACGTACACCTTCCAGAATATTCACACTCATTAGAGTGAGATATAGTTTTTTCTTTAGTTCACGCATATCAACAGTACGAGTGTTTCCGTTGATTGTATGTACACCTTCACCGAGCAGTTGATACCACATAGTGGCTTCAATCAACTCGTCATAGTATTTCGAGATATCCTCAGCACAATCGTTAATCTCATCAATGCTTGTAATCTCATCAAACACTTTAGATGGATTGCTGTAAACATTTCGAATAATATGTGTATAACTACGACTATGTATAGTCTCTGAAAACGACCATGTTTCAATCCATGTTTCAATTTCAGGCAACGATACAACAGGCAAGAACGCCATGTTTGGTGAACGCCCTTGCACACTATCTAGCAAAATCTGTCGCTTCAGATTAGAAGTGAAGATGTGTCGCTCATTATCAGTCAAGTCAGCAAAGTCTTTACGGTCTTTGCCCAAGTCAACCTCATCAGGTCTCCAGAAGAAACCTAGTTGCTTGTCTGTCAATTTTTCGAACTGTGGGTATTTCACCTGGTCGTATCGTGCAACGTCAACTGCTTCGTCAAAGAACATGGTTTTGTCCATGTGACCTTTTGTATTGTTCTTGTCAAATACTGAGTATGCCATCTATATATATTCCTTAATTATATTGTGCAACTATCGCAAACTTCATCATCACCATCATCACTCTGTGGCAATACTTCGTCTTTCACTTCGATTTCGCCTTGTCCATCGAATGTGTTGTTGTAGTATAACTGCTTATGTCCATATCTGTAGCAGGTTAGCAAGTCGGTTAGTAGTGCAGACATTGGTACTTTTTCGTCTGGGTAATTTGTTGGGTTGTATGAAGTATTCACTGAGATGCCTTGGTCAATGTACTTCTGCAAGATTGCAGTAAGTTTGATATAGCCTTCAGGAGACTTCTGGTCCCACAACAAGTCGTATTTGTTCTTCAAGTGGTGAATGCCTGGAACAACTTGTTTCATAATGCCGTCTTTTGACTGCTTCTCTGACACAAGCGCACGAGGGGGTTCAATACCGTTTGTTGAGTTACTGATTTGTGCAGACGTTTCTGCAGGCATCAATGCCATCAGCGTAGAGTTACGAATACCATACTTCTTCAAGTCGTCACGCAAACCATCCCAGTCAACTTTGTCTGAATGTGGTACTAGCGAATCGACATCTTTCTTGTATGTATCTACTGGCAATACGCCTGTGTGATACTTAGTCTCATATGACAATGGGCAAGAACCTGCTTCTTTTGCGAGTTGTACAGATGCTTTAATCAAATAATATGACCAGTGTTGCGCCCACTCATCAACAAGTTCAAATGCGCTTTCGCCATAGTTCACACCATTCTTTGCAAGGAAATATGCAAAGTTGATAATGCCAACACCTAGAGGACGACGGTTCATTGTACCGATTTCAGCCGCACGAACTGGGTAGTTCTGATAGTCAAGCAATGCATCAAGTGAACGTACTGCAATCTCACATGTCTTTTCCATCTCTTGAGGAGTTTTGAATGCACCCCAATTGATAGCAGACAATGTACAAAGTGAGATTTCACCATCTTCGTCATTGATATCATTCAATGGCTTTGTTGGCAAGTCAATCTCACAACACAAGTTAGACTGCTTAATCGGAGCAACTTTTTCGACAAAGGAACTATGTGTATTAGCGTTATCTACATTCATAATGTAGATGCGACCTGTATCTTTACGTTCAGTTACCAATGCACTGAAATAGTCCTGTGCCGAGATAGTCTTCTTCTTAACAGAACGAGAACGCTCATATTTCTCATAGAGTTCAGCAAATTTATCTTGGTCAGCAAAGAATGCATCATACAAGTCAGGAACTTCATCAGGCGAGAATAGAGTAATATCGCCGCCAGTAATCAGACGAGCATACATCAATTTGTTCAACTGAAATGCATAGTCCATTTGACGAATGCGGTTGTTCTCGGTACCTTTGTTGTTCTTCAAGACAACTAGGTCTTCAAACTCCAAGTGCCAGCCAGGAAGATATACTGTTGCCGCACCACCACGAACACCGCCTTGCGAACAAGACTTAACTGATGCCGCAAACAACTTCAAGAATGGAATTAGACCAGTATGCATTGCATCGCCATTGCGAATAGGTTGACCCAATGCACGAATGCGACCAGCGTTAATACCAATGCCTGCTTTCTGTGAGATGTAACGCACAATAGAGGAGGATGTTGCGTTAATGCTATCCAGGCTGTCATCGCTCTCAATCAATACACAAGAAGAGAACTGGCGTGTAGGCGTCCGTAGACCCGCCATAATGGGCGTAGGCAGAGACAACTTGAATGTTGATACTGCGTCATAGAATTCTTTAACCCACTTGAGACGGTCTTGACGATACGCTGAGAACAGCGTAGCACCAATCATCATGTACATTACTTGTGGTGTTTCGTAATACTCTTTAGTAACACGATTCTGCACCAAGTACTTACCACGCATTTGTTCCATAGCAACGTATGTGAAGTCATTGTCACGGGTGTAGTTGATGTATGCACCTAGTTCATTAAGTTCATCTTCAGTATAGAGTGTTAGGATTTCTTTATCATATTTTCCATTTGCAACATTACGCTTTACGAGTGTCAAGAAGTCGAGTGGTTCAAACCCACCATAAACCTCTTTCCGCAATGTATAATTTACTAGACGACCAGCCACAGTTTGATAGTTTGGTGTCTGTTCACTGATTAGGTCAGCCGCCGCTTTGATTAGTGTTTCTTGAATATCTTTTGTTCTAATGCCATCATAGAATGATATATGACTTCTGATTTCTACTTCAGAAGCAGATACATTTGAGATTCCTTCACAAGCCCACATTACAACTTTATGAAACTTATCAATGTCGAGAATCTCTTTCTCACCACTTCGTTTCTCTACTAAAATTCCTCGTGCATTCATTTTTTCCATATCCCCTATACTTTCTTCCAACTTACAAATTTTGCTTTTGCGGCAAGTCCTTGATACGAATTATTGCTGATTATCTTCATTAGTTGGACTGAAGATGCACCCGCAAGTACCATGTCATTGATATCTTTTTCTTTTACTATTTCTGGAAAGAAACAGACACTAAATCCAGCGTCTATTGTCTTCTTGATAGTATTCACAATCTCTTTATTTCTCGGTTCATTATCGTAAACGAAAACAGTTTTTTCTCTGTCAAACATGTCGAGTGGAACATCAGCACCACCCATCGCAAGACAGTTATCTAAAAATAGACTATCAATAGGACCTTCTACAATTATTGTTTGCTTAGACTTATCCCATAAATCTAACCCATATACCTTCGGCGTGGCTTCATCAAATCGAACTGTAATATAACGCAGATTGTTCGATTTGTCAAGGGTTCTTCCTTGTGCCGCAAATATTTCGCCCTTGTCATTCCAATAAGGAATAACTATCCGCTCATCATCTTCAGGTAGATTTTCGTACCCATCTGATAACGAGGTGACCCACTGCTTGTAACATTCAGTGTAGTAAAGTCTATTGTATTTTGACTTTGGAATTTTTCTCTGTTTGAGATACTCAACTGCCTTGTGTTCGGCTGGTAAAGTATCTATACGGCAAAGTCCAGGGATTTCTGGATTTGCTTCTACTTTTTTGGAAAACTTTGGTGCCGAGAAGTCGAATAAATTTTCGGGTGTTTTCTTAGACACACGCCCGTGACCTGTCGCACCTTCTTTGTATTTCTCCATCGCATACTGACTGTACAGTGATGGGTCCATAGACTTAATGAAGTTGCCGATAGATTGGGATGCGCCACAGTTGTGACAACGAAAGTACAGTGCGTTCTTTCGGTCGTAGATGTAGCCTCGTGCTTTGGATTTGCTAGATGTACTGTCACCACAGATTGGACATCTGAAGTTGTACAAATTGTTGCTCTTGCGAACAAACTTGGCAAGTCTTGGACTTAGTAGCCCAACGTACTTGTGGTCAATATATGCAGTCATACGTCCGCCCATAAAAAAAGTGTCATAGTCATTGTATAACTATAACACTTCTATGGAGATTTGTCAAGGACTATTTTTTTCTATTTTTCTCAACAGCGTCTAACAATACGAACAAGTCTCTTGTACTCTCTCTTACTTCATGTGCAATTATTTTAACATCTTCTCGCATCTCTGTCAAGTCTTTATTTGCCTGTAAGTTGAGTTCCGACATTTCAACAATAACTTTTAATGCCCAAAACCACCAGACAAAGCAAATGACAATAGCAAATGCTACTGCAACATATACAATGTATGTTATATCTACAATATTAAAATAGAACAGTATGCCAAATAACAGTAAAAAAAATACTGGTGATAATGCACCAAATATCATCCATTTATTACTTTCGCTTATTGTCTCTTGTATTTTTTTCTCTGCGTTTTCCATTTGCGTGGGTCCGGTATTTAGAGTTGCTAAATTCTACAGACCCTTCATTACTAGTGCAATGATAACAGAGATTGCCGCGGCGACAATTGTTGCTGTAGATGAAAATATTAGTTTAAGTGTTGCGTGTTGTGATTTTTGCAATAGGTCTGATATGTCATCTAGTTTAGTCTCAACCTTGGTTAATCTGCCTTCCAGTGCTGAATAACGCATTGCACACATATCAACGTGTACTTCAAGGTTTTCTTTTTCAATCTGTGTTGTAGACATATCGCTCTATCCTTTATTGATATTCAATGTTATTTATTAACGACCGTAGCGCAGATACATCATAGCACCTGTCTGACTGTCCTGTAAGATGATTGGTGCTTTTGGGTGCTTCAATCCATAAGAACGAATGTCTTCTGCATTGTCGCTTTCGCCAACGTAGTCAAACCACTTAGCGTATTTCTTCTTACCCATACGGGCTTTCATGAAAGATGAAGTGGGAACTTTGAATACCTTAGTGCCTGCAAAATCCATTGGGGTATCAACCATAGCAACATCACCAGTTGTAGTTGATGCAGACATGTCTTCAGAAATCATTTGCTCTTTTGCAGTAAACTCTAAAAATTTACGCTTAGTAGAGTTCAACTCTGCAATTGCATTGATTTGCTCTTCAAGTTGTTCTAATGTAGCATTAGTCTCTTTGCCTTCTTTCATCAAGTAAAGAGCGGCGGCGAAAGATAGTAGTTTGGATTTGCCTGCTGGAGACTTTTCCATAATCTTTTTGATGTTCTTAATCACAACATGGAATGATGTGAACGAATTCTTTTCTTCTTGAGTTTTTAGCGTGTTTCGCTTACGCAAAACCACACCATCCTCATTGATGATACCCAACTTGTATGCATCCCATTCAGTGAATGATTGTGATATCAACTTAACAAATTGATATGTGATGATTGCGTCAAATAAACCAGCCATTTATAACTCTCTTAATTTTTCTGCTACAACAGTATTTATACCGACATTACTCTCTATAATGTCGATTCCGTGTATACCTCTAACTATTCCAGGCATATAACCTAAATATACCAGAAATGTTTTTAGTTCTTTCCATTGATAACTAGGCATCTTCGTAAAAAGAATACGAACACTTGCCTCTGCACCAAATACATTATTAAGAACGATAATGTGATTAAGCAATAGTCGTTCTTTTAATTCTCCAGTAGTCTGAAACTTATTCAACAGTCTA